GTTTGCGACAGGACACTTTGGACACTCATGCCTTTCCACTTCGGAGCTCGCTACGCTCTTATCACATACGCTCAGTGCAATGCCCTCGATGGATTCCGGGTTATGGACCACTTTTCTGGACTGGGAGCTGAGTGCATCGTCGGCCGAGAAGTACACGCGGATGGGGGTATTCATCTCCATTGCTTCATCGATTTCGGACGGAAGTTCCGAAGCCGAAGGACTGATATCTTTGATGTCGACGGTCGTCACCCAAACATCGCGCCATCTTATGGAACTCCATGGAGAGGCTACGACTATGCGATCAAGGATGGTGATGTCATATGCGGGGGCCTCGAACGACCCGAGGAGCCTCGCTCAAAACGAGTTACGAAGGATTGGGATCCGTGGACTGAAATCACGAATGCACGTGATCGAGAGCATTTTTGGGAACTGGTTCACCACTTGGATCCCAAGGCTGCTGCGTGCAATTACGGGCAGTTGGCCAAGTACGCCGACTGGAGATTTGCCGCCAAGCCTCCCGTGTATGAGTCACCGGGAGGAATCGAATTTGTTGGCGGAGATGTTGATGGTCGAGATGCGTGGTGCGACCAGTCTGGTATTCGATCTGGAGACCCACTCATAGGTACGTCCGTCAGGTCGCCAAGGCTCCCATCCTCTGGAACGATTGGTGGCGTATGCCTCGGTCTAGCCCCACAGGGGGGCCCCTACACCCCTCCTGATGGTGCAGAGACCTCACTTTCGAGGTGCAATGCTAATTGTCGTTAGGCAGATGTATGTCTTTGGTGTTGTACGGAGATTCCCGTGTGGGGAAAACCTTGTGGGCTAGATCCCTTGGCGCTCACGTGTACACCGTGGGCATGGTGTCTGGAGGAGAGCTGAAAAAAGTTGCTGATGACACTGTGAAATATGCAGTGTTTGATGACATCAGGGGTGGGATCAAGTTCTTCCCCGCTTTCAAGGAATGGTTGGGGGCGCAGGCGTACGTCACGATCAAGGAACTTTATCGGGAGCCTGCATTAGTGAGGTGGGGCCGCCCCAGTGTGTGGATCAGCAACGACGATCCACGATTGGTCATGGAGGCAAGCGATGTTTCATGGTTGGAGGCAAATTGCATTTTTGTGGAGATTACGGAGGCTATTTTTCGTGCCAAAAGATAGTGGTGCTGGGGGTGATATTGATATAATCACCCGATGAGGAACCAGCCCCAGGTATGAATATGTCATAGATGTAATAATCTCCCATTCCTTGTTTGTCGGTGACAGAGAAATGTGACGTGACCTCGTCAGTGCCATTCTCGTCATCCGCGTAAACCAAATTCTTGTTCATTGGATGCCACAGCTTACGCTCGGCAACCGTTCCCTTTTCATTTCCAGACCGTATTGTCCAAGTCTTATCGAACTTCACATCGATCTGATACCTGTCCAGTGGAGCAATAAGTGGGTCAGACCAGTCTTTGCCCTGTTGACCTTTGAAAATGAGGGTTTCCATCCTGGAAATGGTGTTGTTCATATTGTTGACCTGCATATTCAACATAAAGCGTTGAAGACCGTTCGAGTTCTCAATGTAAGGATTCCATTGGGCGTTGGGAGCGGAGTCGCCAGCCATGTACCGGAACTCCGGTGCCTTGCTTGTGAAACAGATGCGGCGGTGAAACCAGGCTAAACCGTTTGAGGTTTGGATTCGGAGATGCTCGGCTACGCCACGCATGTAGCACACTTGGGACGTGCGCAAAGAGCTCGAAATGGCAGTGTTGTCGATGTCATCGGTAGAGAGATCCATGGCTGTTGGAGACCAAATGATTTTGCCGGACCCGGTGCCATTTATAAAAACGCCACCCAATGCGATGGGGACCGGAACTCCGGCGCTATTAGTGTTTGTGACCGACAACATCGTGTTGCGCTTCTTCTTTGATGTTATGTTGAGGATGGCTTTCTTCGTTAGGCGCCGTGGCGTCACTCGGCGTTTCCGATAGGGTCGCGTTTTCGCGGTTGAGCGTCGGGAATTTGGTTTTCGTCGGTACCGACGTTTCACGTAGCGAAGGCGGGCCATGGTCGCAATTTTGATGACGATAGCAATATATTGGCATGGTTCGGTACCGACGAAAGCGGGGGGAGGAGGGGGTACTTATAGTTTGGGTGTGTCCTGTGTCCTGTCTATAGCATTA